ATGATCGGGTCAGCTTTCGCTGGTTCTCCTCTGTTCGTCTTTGGGCATAAAAAAGCACCTGACCGTTAAGTCAAGTGCTTAGTATCATGAACTAAAGAAACAGATTATATAGCAGTTGTACGGCTTGCTTCGTTCCAAGTTGTGCCATCGCTACAGAAAGTAACAAGAATAGCTTTTGATGCCGTTCCTGTGACTGTTCCTGTAACACGGAAACCTGTTGAGAAAGTAATTGTACGTGCTCCAGAAGAATCGTTGTTAATTTGAATAACAAGACGTGCACCAGCTTGTGGTACGTATGCAGCAGTTAATGTTGAGTTACCAACTGCTGAAGTCGTGTTAATAGCAATGAAACGTGTGCTCTGTAAATATGGTGCTAATTCGATTGAAGAAGCATAAGTAGGAGTAATACCAGTTCCTGATACGCCTGCTACGGTTACTCCAGAACCTGTGATCTGTGCTGTAAAGTCTGGATTTGGTGAAAATGCTGTATTTTGTGCCATGTTGTAAGTTGGGGGACGAGGGTTAACTTAGGAGATGTTCTGGTATTGTCAATGCCTCACCATCAATAACACCATTGATATCACGTAAGCGACCACAGATAAACATATTACCCTCATAAATAAATTTCTCACCCCATGATTCGGACACATGAATAATGCTTCCGACAGGTGCCATTTCTTTAGATAAGGGTCCAGATCCTACTACAACGCATCTAAAATGCGTTCTTAGTGCTTGTTGATAGTTTGGTGGAATGATCAGCAAGCCTTGTTTATTAGTTTCCTCAACTGGTCTGGCAATCAAGTTGTCCTTTAAAGGACGTGGTATTTTCATCTTCATTATCTCATTCCTCTCTTACCAGCTTCTTCCATAAGAGACTTGTAACGAGCCTTTGCCATAGCATTTTGAGGACTAGACGAATTGTAGAAGGCATCGTATAGAGGATTAGATTTGTTATGAGCAATATCACGAGCTTCAGCTAATGGGTTGTTGCCCATGCCAGCCTTAGCTTCACCAGATACAAACTTATCTTCCATTGTGGTCATAGCATGACGCATAGCCATTAAGAATACATTGCTGTTCTTCATTAATGTTTGATGCTCTGGATTCTGCATATCTAAACCTAAACGCATAGCACCACGCTCTGCTAATTCTTGTGCTTTGGTTAACGGAATATTCTCGTTACGCAGGGTTGCTTCTAAGTTTTTCTGCTGAGTAGCAAAAAAGTTCTTTTCGTATTCTGCTTGTGCTGCGACTTGCTTTTGTAGCTCTGCGGTTTGTAAAGCTACAAGATCTTTAAGCATCTGCGGTGATGCACTATATTTGTGAGCAATTTCTGCTGCACCCTTAGCTAGGGACTCATTCCAAAGTTCATTGGCTATGTTTTCTGGTTTTGTGATGCCATAGTCTTTGGGATCTTTAGGTACTCCGTTTATAGAATCGAGGAGTGCCTTGCGTTCCGCTACAACTTCAGGTGCAGCATTAGCTGGTAAAGGTGCTAGACCTTTTTTACCAGCAAGTGTTTGCTGATTAGCCATCACTGTTAATACATCATCAAACGTCTTTTGACGTGCTAATGTATTCTTAAGCGATGTGTGGTGTTCGGGTAAATTGTCTAATGCTTTATGGTTTAGTGTACCATCAGCATTAATAAAGCTCTTATAAAATGGTTCTTTAACAGCAGACGCAGTTGTCTGTGTTGCAGGTGCAGTTTGATTAAGAGCAGGTACGTTTGCTTCTACTGGCGTAGGAGCTAGATTCAGAGCAGGAGCAGATCCACCAGCAGGTGCATCGCCTGTGATTGAATCATACAAAGGCGTGCGTGGGATCATGTGGTTTTAGTTTTAACAGCTTTAACTTCTTTATCTATTTGTTCTGTTTCTTTTACTACTTCCAAATGCTCTTTTCTTTCTTCAAACATAGCTAACGCTAGTTTAAATGCCATAGCTGAACAGTCTTTGTAATCTTGTTCACGAGAAAAATCAAATTTCTCACGAAATGCTACCATAGCAGAAATTGCTGCTTTATCTTTAAAATCTTGATCGCTCATAGGTCATCGTCTCCATCTGTGATTGAATTGTTACCGACTATTTCGTCTTGCGTAAATACTATCGAACATTTGCGAGTACCAATTAATTGGTCATCTAATGTTACTACGTGCATCTCGTAATTGATTGCACCTGTACTCCACGTCTTTGCACCTTGCTGAATTTTCTCAAGGTTGTTATCATCTGCCGTATTACGATCATCACGAATAATAGGAATCAGACGTTTTACAGTAGCTCTACGTGGTTCACCGTACTGATCTAGTAACACACCAAAACGTGCATAGAATTGTTGTGGCTTATATTTCAATTCCCACTTGTTAAATGCCTCATCATCTTCACCGAGCAACTTGTTACGTTTAGGTGGTGGTGGTGTATTAGCTTTAACTTCATCACGCTTCTGACCTTTGATGCTAATTTCTTTAATCTTACGTTCAGAAACCTGACGACCATCTCCAATAGTACCAATCAATACTGAAATACGTTGACCGTGCTTTGCAGATATTTCTTTGGATTCATACTGTAGATGACCAGTTTCTTGGTCATACGTAGCAAGCAGGGTTTGTTTACCTCTGCGATTATTGACTATCTTACCGTCGTCCAAGAGTTCAAACTCTGGAGCTGCTGTAGCATCTGGCATATATTACCTTTTAGTTATGGGTTGTGGCTTTGGTTCTGTAACCTTTTGAGAAAGTTGTAACTGTCTTTCAATCACTCGGAGTATTGAAGATGCACCATCACGATGTGCTGCTGCTAATGCAATCTTGTATCCATCTGCTTCTGCAAACTGAAATACATTTCCGCTTTCACCTGCACATCTGCGTAGATGTTCTATAACATCATTCTGTGCCTGTGAGCGGTGTCCTTCGATACCAATAACCTGCAAGAAAGAATCTGCTATCCTTCCTTGCTCGATTTTGGTTTGTGCTAGTGGGTCTGTCTTATCAAGTGTGGCTTTTGACATTATTGGGTTTATTGCTGCATGGCGTTCTTAGCAGCATCTTGTACAAAATCAGGTGAGCCACCTAATCCCTTACCAGCTTTACCAAGTTGTTCAGCAGCTTGGAGAGCTTGTTGTTGCTGTTGTAACTTCATGCGTTGTTGACGTATTGCTGCAACGGAACGTTCATCTCGGAATAAATCAGCGTTCATTCCTGAGTTCATGGCGTAGTTCCGCATCATCTTATCTAAATCAAAGTTGTCTGCCACTTCTGGCTTGAATTGCATAATAGGCTGTAAGAACTGTACTGCTTGTTCAGTACCACGATTCTGTAATGCCTTTAATGCAAGACTGATTCTGCTTGTAATTGTGATTTCAGGTAAGGCTAAACCTTTTGTATTAACACCAGATTGTACAAGTAATGACTCTGGAGCCTGACCAAACTTACCCTGACGATATAAAATACCAAATACTCTGCGTAGTAATGGGTTTAAAAATTCTGTTACACGGCGGTCAAATACTGGTGTGAACTGTTCTAGTTTTTCTGCAAGACGCTGCGAGATTTCATAGGCAGTCATCTTCTTATCAATAAGAGGATCTGAACCTAGCATCTTAAACATAGGAACGAAGAACGCTTCGTTAATCATTTCCTTCTTATTAGCGATTAACTCCATGCCCATCTTGTAATCGCCTATTGTAGCCCATTCTGCTGGCTTACCATTGGGTTCGTTGATATCCCAAGTAGTAACACCGCCTGCACGTAAATCAACGTCACCATCAAGGTTTGAAGGCACTAGAATACGTGGGTATGCTTTTAGTTCTGCTAAAGCATCTGTGTATTGTGTGATGTAATTGATCTGACGTACATCTGGTAGTGCTAAGTAAGCAGGTGAATATCCCCAAGGACTATCTGTACCCCACTTTGAGAAACGGCTTACAAGGTAAGGCATTTCATCATAGCCACCAACACTAACGCACTGACTGAAATCCATTGAGATGTAAACAGATGCTATTGGTTTATTAGCTCCGTCTTGTCTCTCAGGTAAGCGTGATGAATCTTCACGAGGGAATACTGCGTGTACAAACTTAAAGTCACGATCCATTCCCTTACCGCCTTTGACTGCTTGCTGCATCTTTTCAGGCAGATTCTCCTCACCAAACATNTGTATAGCTTGGCGACCTGTTAATTTAAATTCACGGCGTACTGTATCAACNATACCTTCATCGTTTTCTTCGATGGTNTATGTNCCTACTTTTGTATTACGNAAATTTAGTGAACTTGTTTTACCTTCTTCACAGAAAATACAATCAGTACCAAANATGCCTACGTGNAAGTAACCAATGTTTACAACNGAATAGAAGTTAGAACGAGCTAACTCCTGCATGGTAATATCACTAGCACGACCTAACCAAATAGCAGCATCGTCACCTTCCTGACGCATTGGCATCGGTGGCTCAAATTGTGCCCAAGGTTCACTTGATGGTGTTAGCCAATTACGCTGACCAGCAGCCATTGTTTGTGCTGCTAGGATTGCGGTCGTATCAAAAATGCGGTCGGTCCAGCCTGTTACACCTTCAGTCTTAGTAACGTTGATGTCCGACTCTTGTGGTAAAAAGTATTGAGAGATCGTTTGCCAATCAGAATCGAATATAGCTGAACGTTTAGAACGTCCAGATTCGTACTTGTTTAGCTGCTCCTTGGCTAGTAGATCTGTTGCCATGTGTTATCCGAGCTTTGGGGTAGTAGCGGTTGGGGCAGCTCCAGCACCTGGCATACCTTTGTAACCGCCAGTATCACCAGCGAATACCGTTTTCTTGATAGATTTCTTCATCAAGTTCTGTTGTGCCACATCTTGTTGTGCCTGTATAACCTCTGCTGATGATGTAGTCACAGGTGGTGCAGCTACTGGTGTTGGTGCTGCTTGTATTGCTGCTGCTGGTGATCCTCCGCCCATGGTATTAATTGGTTAAAAATTGTGCTAAACGCTGTAAATCTTCTGTTTTATAGAATCTTAGCTCCCTTTTATTGTCAATAATGCGTTCAAAAGCTATCCAAGGAAGTGGAAATGGCATTGAATTGAAGGCTTTTGTGATGTTTCCAGCCATTGCAAAGATGTACCAACAGTCAGAATCTTGTGAATCAAATACGTGTTCACAGTCCGCAACTTCGTTTGGCGGTGCTAAACGACGGCAATTCTTGCCCATAATGAAGTATTCTGGGGTATTAAACACGAATCCGTTACGTAAATGCCACTCAACATAGTCACCAAACGGTGCTTCCTGTGGTACATCAATGTACTTTTGTACTATTGTTTGGTAAGGACTCATGGAAAATAAGTTGGTGTAGCTACTTTAGTTGGCAATGTTCCTGTTGATCCACCTTGAAGATAAATGTTACCCCCGCCACCAACATAGGAACTAGAAGTTAATGCTGAATTAAGATTTTGTGTAGGAGATGTTAATCCGCACACAAGACAGTTACTCATAGAGAATACATTGATTGTACCATCTAGTGTTATGCCATAAGTCGTGGCATTGCCGTTATTATAAAAATCTGATACCACACCTAAGTAGCAACCTGTAATAGTAAGACCATCGCAATAAGGTACACTGCCATTTGAATATGCGTATATAGCTACACTGTTACTAGACTTGCTTGCATTGGTACCTTGGCAATTACTTATCTGCACACCTGGAGTTTTCTCTATCCATATCATGCCTTTGCCATTGGTGAGACCGTTACTAGCATTAGAAGCAAACGTGCAGTTAGATATACTCCAACGAAACGTAGTATTGTCATTAGCGTTAGGTCCACCTCCTCCTAAGAATATACCAACAATACCGCTATCAAAGTAACAATTATTTACTAGCCAACCTTGTATTGTTTGTCCTGCGGTAGTTGTAGCACGACCATTAGCATATATAGCAGTGGTCATGGAATATGGTGCACCTGTACTTGTATTACTAAATAAACAATTAGTAATGATTGATTCATTAACTGGACCAAGATTGTTATCTATTAATAAACCACAAGGCATAGTTAAAACTGTACCTGTAGTTGTTACTGTACCAGTTGCTGTACACGTTGCCGTAATTACAAGACCTGAGATGTTTGTTATACGCCAATAGCCATTATATGCGGTTGGTGTAAAACCATAGAGTATTATGTATTCGTTCTTATTAAAATAATTTGTAGAGCCTGATGGTAATGTAACCGTAATAGATGTACCGCTTCCTGTAACTGTGCAGCCTGAATAATTACCAAGACTGCCTGTACCACCTATATTACAGTTGGATATAAAGCTACTATTGCTGGTTTGTAACCATACTGGTGGTGTACCTTGTGCGTAAGTGCCAGAACCATTGGGGCTATAAAAAAAGCAATTACTTAAAACTAATGCACATACTGCGTGTAAACAACAACCCATAGCTGTTCTACCAGAACCGCCTGTATTTACATACAAATTGTTTCCTATTAAATTACCGCCGTAAATATAAAAGCTATCATATTGTACAAACGTATATACATTGACTAACCATAAATTAGTTACGCCATACGATACAAAGATAGGACTATTGGCTACTCTATTGCCATCTGCATAAAATCCTAAATCTAAAACGGCTGCATCTGGTTTATTACTATCTCCAGAAACATTCCATTTAACAAAAATAGCAGATGTACTAGCAGAAGAATGGTAAGTAATTGTACTTGCTTGTGGACCGTCACCTTTAAATACAAGTTTAAACGAAGCACTAGATGCATTTGTGCTAGGTACTGTTAAACCTGTAACGCAATATGTGCCTGATGGAAAATACACACAAGCACCCAAGAAAGCTGTAGAAGCATTAGCTGCTGCATTTATAGCGTTTTGTATAGCAGTAGTATCATTAGTGCTGCCGTCTCCTAAAGCACCATAATCTTTTACGTTATAGCTAGGACCATTTACCCAAGCTGGTGCTGCGGATGCTGAACCTGTTCCTGTCTGTGCATGATATTGTCTGCGTGTAGTTGTATTACCAGCCAAGCGTGCAGGTGTACCACTTGTAGATCCATAAATTGTATCACCCAATGTTGTCATTGGATTGGTCATGCCAGCAGATATTGTGGCACTACTTAACGAAGTTACTCTGCCTTTAGCGTCTATTGTAACAACTGGCGTTGTCGTACTATTACCTATTGGACCTGTAGCGGAAGTAATCGCTGCTAAAGTAGGATTAGGATATGTGCCTGTTAAGTCGCCACCAGCACTACCAGCAGGTGTAACGCCTGATATAGTTGCACTAGATAATCCCGTAACACGACCTTTTGCATCAATCGTAACTACTGGAGTCGTTGTTGAATTACCAGTAGGTCCTGTAGCACTTCCTATAGTTGCTAATGTTGGATTGGGATATGTACCAGCAAGATCACCGCCAGCAGCACCTGTAGGACTACCTCCTGATATTGTAGCACTGCTTAATGCGGTAACTCTACCTTTGGCATCTATCGTTATTACAGGAGTTGTCGTTGAACTACCTATTGGTCCAGCAGCCGTAGTAACCGTAGCTAGCGTACCTGTTGCCGTAACATTGCTAGATCCGTCAAATGATGGCGACGTGTATGATAAGTCACCTGTAATGCCAATGGTTCTACCTGTAGCAAGTTTAGTAGCCGTAATTGCGTTGCCTGTGTTATTGCCAGTACCACCATGAGCTATTGGTAAAATATTACTAACCTGACTTGTTAAATCTACTGCACTTAAACTACCACCTAATGTTAAACTACCTGATGTGGTAACTGTTCCGCTTAACGTAATTCCTTGTACTGTACCTGTACCTGATACGCTAGTAACTCCTCCTCCACCACCTCCAGAACTGGTTGTACCCGTAGCTGGGGTGTTGTCAGGCTTATTACCACTCGCAGTGCGGTCTGTTGATTTGGTAGCCCCCGTATTACTGGATGGTAAGAATGTAGCCATTAGCGTATTGATTTATTCTTCTTCTTAACTGAGTAAGAGGCAGCAGATGGTCCACGCAACACTTTATGTGGTGTATGCCTAGATTCACGAGCAACGAACGATGTACCTTCAATCATACCTAGTCTATGAGCTTCTGACATAGTCCTAAGTGCATCAGCACCATGACTAAACTCATCATGTACTGGTTTCTCATAGATAACGTGTCTATCAACTTCTTCCTTTTTGTGATAGTATTCTAAGCAATCAAGACCGCTAGGTGGGCTAGTATCAGAATTTCCAAATGTCTTTGAGCAGTTGGTTTTGTGAATATAGCAACGAGGTAATAAAGTGCGTAGTTCATTAATACCAAGCCAGATATCTGGTGTTCTAGGCACGATTGTAATTCGTGGAAGTCCTGCATTTGTAAGGTCGGTACGCCAACTTCCACCTCTACGTTCGTGCGTGGCATCGTGTGGTAGAAAGTGTGTTCTAATGGTTGTGTGGTATTTGTCTCCCCACTCAAGTACCTTAGCTGCGTAATGTCCGATAGTTTGTCCATTTGATGAATAGTAATCTACTATATTGATGTGGCGTCCTTCAAATTGTACTAACCAAATACAAGTGTAATCGCTATCGCCCACGTCCCAAAAAGTATCATAAGGTAAGTCTGCGTCAGGTTCGTAGTCTTGAATTTGATTGTTTGCACGCAATTTGGAGATAGCATCTCCATAAATTGAACCTGGAATAGCTGCCTCAAAGCTACATTCAAACTCACGATTATACTCCGATTCTAGCATACTATTACGTGCTGACCTAAGTTCGCTTTCGTCAATAATACCCGAAACGCTTGCAGGTAATATCATTGAGTACCAGTCGGGGTCGTTTACTGCTCGGTCGTATAGTCTAAAAAAAGCGTTACGACCTTTAGGAGTACCAATCCAAACGGCTGAACCCTTACGATCGGACAATGCAGGGCGTATAATAGACGACCAAACGGTTGGGTCTTGGTCGGCTGGCTCGTCAATTACTATAAAGTCTAAGTAAATACCACGCAATGCTTCAGCGTTGTCGGCACCGTAAAGGCTTATTTTAGCATCGTTTTGCGGAAACTTAACATAAAGCTCTGATACGTTTACTACACGATCGGGTATCGTTGAGGTGTAATACAATAAAGCGTCCCAAGCTACGGCTTTAGATTGGGTACGGTAAGGGCTGATGTAGGCCAAACGTGGGCTTTTAAGAGGTATAATTAGGGCTTGTTTGATTAGTTCGTTTATAGACGCAATAGTTTTACCTGCACGTCTATGGCAAACCAAAGCCTTCCAACGTTTGTTTGTAGACTCGTGAAAAGGTATAAATACCGAACGTGGTGCGTAAGGAATGGTTATGTGCACGTAATGGCTACCTACGTAGCCTTTAGTCAGACTTAGGGCTTTCTAGGGCCGTTTGTGGGGCTTTATGAAGCCAACTAATAGTCAAAGGACCGCCTTCTGAGCCTGTAACTTCGGTTGTTAGCTTATCACCATACTTCTTTGGAGCTAGTTTGCTAGCATACCACTGCCTAGCCCATATCCTTAAACGTGCAACTTGGACGTTCTCTTCTGTTGCTTCATCCGCAATAGCAAGGGTTTCCGCAGTTAAAGCGTCCTGTCCTGCAAGCCTTGCTCTCGATACTTGCTGTGAAAACTCAGGATCGGCTGCCATTTTAGCCCAAAAACGACGCTCAAATTGATTAGGATAGGATTTACAAATAGACCTAGTAGTTTCGCCAGCAGCTAGTCTAGCACATACATCGGCTACTATTTCTGGGTTGTCTAGGCTAGATTCCTTTACAACCTTCTTGGATTCTTCTGGTTTAGGCTGCTTTTTGTTTTGATATTCAACAACTGCTTCACGTTCAGCAGGTGTTAGTATTTTGCCAGATTGTAGCTTTACTAAGATGTTAGCTACGTTCTTAGCTTCTATTTGATCGGCTACATTTGCTGGCTTGCTCATGTCTTAAAGACTTTGAGATCTGGGAAGGCTTGGGTCATACGTTCAAGTATAACGCCACAATAGTCGGTTGATAACTCTATCATGCGACAAGTCTTTTTAAGGTTTTCGCTTGCAACCATAGTAGTACCAGAACCACCAAACGGATCATAGATCATGTCAAAAGTGTGGTTTCTAATAGGTCTAGCCATACACTCTAAAGGTTTTTGTGTACCATGACCGTGGCCCGAGTCTTCACGTGCTACTATTTCCCATAGGGTTGTTTGAGTACGGTCATCGTTGCGTTTAGCTGGTTTACCTTCACGTACTGCGTACCAGCAAGGCTCGTGTTGCCAGTGATAATCTCCACGAGATAGTGCCATACGGTCTTTACCCCATATAATTTGTGCACGTACGTTAAAGCCTGCGTTTTCTATGGACTCCTGAACTCTGGATGAAAAGCGACCTGCGTGCCATACATAGACTACATCTCCAGGGAATAACTTCCACGTTTCTGTCCAATCAACTCGGTCATCGTTTTTAACGATACCCATTTTAGCTTTGTTTTTATTAATACCTGCTTCTGCACGCCAAGATGGGTCATACTCAACACCGTATGGTGGGTCTGTAACCATCATTTGTGGTATATCTTCACCAAGTAATCTGCTTACAATTTGTGGGTTAGTTGAGTCTCCGCAAGCTAGTTTGTGGTTACCTATTTGCCAAACGTCACCTTCTTTAACTCCCCACTTTTGACCTAGTTCTTGTGCTTTATCTAGTTCTGGTTCTGCGTCTTGATTGGTCTCTTCTGTTAATTCATCTAATAAAGCAGACACTGCATCGGTATTAAAACCAGCAAGCTCAACGTCAAAGCCTTCTGCTTCTAACTCTTTTAACATCTTAGTTAGCTCAGATGTGTCTATTTCAGCTAACTCTGCTAAACGATTATCGGCTATTAAATCAGCCTTTTCAGCTTCTTCTGATTCGTACTCCTGGATATCGACTGGTACCTCGGGTAGTTTAGCGTGTAAGGCTGCCTGATGTCGGGCATGTCCTTTAACGATCATACCACTACGCTTAGAGATAACTATAGGTGCTCTCCAGCCTTGTGTAGTAATGATCTTAGCAAGCAGACGAATCTGCTCTTCTGGGTGTTTGTTTGGGTTAGACGGATTCGGTTTAAGCGAACTAGTCTTGTACATTTCTTTAAATGCACAAAATACGGAGACTGCTTGTGGCATAGCAGGAAGGTTTTTACTTCTTAGGGTTGATAATAGTATCTAAAATTGAGTCGTTTGTTGTAGGCATGGTTTATATGTAGGACTTGTAAGATGGTACACAAGGCAAAAAGTTACATAGTTAGGCAACTAATCACATTAACAATAATATTTAGGTATTGACAATGTTATACAATGTATTAACTTGTTATACGAAATGAATACTAAAAACATAAATGAGTTGGCATACGCATTAGCAAACGCAGTAGCTGATATAGTTACTGAAGATAACATTAGCTTTGATCACAAAGTTGGTGAATCCATAGACATTACATTACAAAACATACGTGATAAAACGTATGAATACTTACGCTATATAACTGATTTAGAAAAAAATAAGTCAGATTTATCATTACTTATTGATGATCATGGCAACCCTTATTTGGGAAAGTAATAAAATGAAAAACAAACTTACTATTACAGATATGCACTTCACTGTAAAAAGTGATGATCATGTGTTCGTAGCAACGCATTACGCTCAAGATTGTTTTACGGTATCAGTTAC